ACCTGTTGATGTATCAATTGCGGTTACCCCTACATTATGATAATCCCATGCATAATAAAACTGAATAATGCAATGATAGTTATTATTAAACCCAGCTTTTATAGGTATCCCTAATTGTTGTAATTTTTCTGATACATACCTTTCCAATGGTTCTCTTTCTTTTTCTGTTTTATATGGGTTAGTTTCTTTCCATTTATCAATTAACAATCTAATTACACCTACCATAATTACAGGAACTACTTTCTCGCTTTCTATTAATGATAAAAACCTATGTTCTTCTATTTTAATTTCTAACATTTCTTTTTATTTATTTCTTGTGGTAAGGTAAGTTGGCTTGTCATTTGGTATTGAATTTTTATTTGGGGTTTTTCTCTATGCTAATTATTTTTTTTGAAAGAGGGGCTGGCTTAACAAAGTCGCCCCGTTTTACCAAAACTAAATCTCGCTTATGAGAAAATCTTTATTCCTGAAACCTTGTTCTGTATGTACGCTGAAATCTTGTTCTTCTTCTTTGATAATTGGTTCGTGGTTCATGGTGTTGTTTTTTGTTTAAGGAATTTAGCTTTTAACAATCCTATTTCTGTTGGGTGCTTTGTTTCAAAATGCTTTTGAAGGTCAGTAAATGTTCTATTACAGCAAGGGCAAACGCCTTTATGAACACGCTTTAGTTTTGAGTTGGCTTTTTTCAACTCCCCTTCAACCTGTATTTTTTCAGATGCAAGGTTTGCTATCTCATTTTCCTTTTGGCGTAATTCACGCTTTAATTTTTCTTCTATAATTTGAGCCTCACTTTTTGTATAATGCTGACCATGACCATTAGGGCAATAGAATGATTTAGATTTACCTTCTGCTTTACAAGCATCCTTAAAATCAGATGGCATACCAAAGGCTATACCACAGCTACAACAAACCTCTGTTACCATTGTAATTGTTTTCTCGTACTTTAAATTAGCTGTAAACATATTATTTAGTTTTTAAATTTAGTTTCTACTAATCTTAGTTTTGCTCTCATATCCAATAAAAGCATTTTAAGTTCATCCCTTCCCCACTTATAAGGCTCTCTTGATAGTTCGGATAATCGTTCTGCAAGTCCAGCTTCTTCTTCGTTTAGTTTTTTGGCAAAGATTATTAAGTTACCCCCTAAGTTCTCATTGCAGTATTTACATGAACAACGATTGGCTTTACTATCCCAACGGGTTAGGGTATTGGCTCTTGGGATGAAATGGCTTAGTTGGCAAAGTGTCCAATGCTGTAATCTCCCACACACAAAACAATTAGCCAATCCCGTTTTTGCATCTGCTGCTGTCATTCTTACTATACGGCTATGAACAAAATCTAAATCACGTTTTAATGCTTGTATGCTTGCATCTTCATAAATACCCTCTTGTACTTGTTTATTACCTAAGTTACGTACCTTATTATTCAAAGATGCTTTTTGTGTGTACTGCTTTGTTTTCATGGTTCGGTAACTATCCATACAGTAAAACTCTTTACCAACTTTTCTACCTGCCACATCTTTACCACCGCATCCGCAATTACAATTACCTACTTTAAACTGTGGAATAATACTCATAGTTTTTTATCCAAAAATATCGTTAATTAAACTATCTACTGTTGGCTTTAGTTTTCTGTAAATATCCAATTTGCTTTTCCTTACATCTTTCTCTGTTAATGTATTCCACATCATAATACCAAATGGCATATTATATTCTTTGGATAGTTTTTCTATAACCTCGATTGAGGGTATCTTATTCCCTGTTTCAATTTGGGATAGATAAGTTTGAGATAACCCCGTTCTTTCAGCAACAATATTTTGCCTCAAACCATTGTCTTTTCTTGCTTTTAATAACGCAGTACCAATATTCATGTTCGTTTATTTATCACAAATGTATAAAAAATTCCTAACAAACAAACTTTTTTATAAAAATATTTTATTTCTCTTGGAAGTGTGGAAAACATTTATTTACCTTTGTGTAAGAAAGTCATTCCAAAAGCACAATAACTAAACCACCGAAAGGTTGGAAACAAAAGTTTAAGGAATGGTTACTTTGAAAAGTTCTTTGTGTTGAGTTGGTGAAGCGGTAACATATCAGTCTGCAAAACTGACACCATCGGTTCGAATCCGATACTCAACTCGGATGCAGTTCGATTCTGCTGGTTCATTGACACTTGGTAAGATAATCGGGGTTCGAATCCCTGAACCAACTCTTAACGGGGCTGGTCAGCAAATAACCGTTGGTCGGTCAATGTGGCTTTCCGGTAAAAGTAACCGGACTTTTTACAACACCAATTAATTAACAATACAATGGCAAAAGAAATTAAGAAAATCGCTCCGCATTTATGCTTGCAATCATTAACAGGTCATACCGAAGCTGTTTCGGGTTTAATGGGAATTATGGATGAATTAATACAGTACGTGGAAGAAACACCATCTGAAAACCAACCACTAAAAGACTTCTTTATTAAGAACCTAAAGAAGCATGTAAGTAATGTTAATTCATTTCAAGTTTACGAATAGACTGTGAGATAGTAACACTTAAATAAATAGAAAATGGATAAAGGAAAAGTAATTGCTGGAATATTTGCCATCATAGCTGTTTTTGGTGTTTTTTGGATAATGGTTCACCCATTTATAAATTTTAATAAGAAGCGCAAGTGAATGTACCAAAAGAGATAATTATTAAGTCAGATAATAACGAATTAAAGTACATTACCACCCTAAAAGGTAAGGAAACATTATACGTGTTTGAGTACGTTAAAAGCGAAAGTAAGTTGGGGCTTAAATTATCATTGACAGAACGTGATTTGGAAAAACTTTTGAAAAATAACGGGTAATGGAGTAACGGTAGCTCGGCATCCTGTACAGGTCTTTGGCTTTTCTTGGCTTATAAGATAACGGAGTAGATGCTCGTCATGGTTCGATTCCATGTTACCTGACCAATATTAACTAACCAATAAAAAACAAATCTATCATGGAATCAATAACCGAAAAACTCGATGTTCCCCGTAATGATTGGGCAAAAGCAATTTACTTTATTGTAGCTGATTATACAGCAGGTACTAATATGGTAAAGGTATTAAAGCGTTCCCCGTTCTTTTATAAGTTTCAGACAAGGATTTCAGACCTTTGCCGTTACCACGAAGAATTTAGAACACACCTTATCAAAACACCTATTCCATTCCATGATGAAGTATCAAAGAAAGACGGATATTATTTCCAATACACATATACCGGCTCTAAGGCTTATTTGCTCAATCTTTTTTGTAAGTTGAATAAGAACGGTTTATACAGAGCGCACAAACCAAAAGTAACTGCCGAAAAATAAATTTGGTGGTACGGATACTGTTTTATACTTTTATTCTGCGAAAACGAATAATATGATTTCAAGTAATTTTTTTTCACATATCGGCTTGTTCCTGACTGTAAACCTATCTTCCTACTTCCGTAGGTAATTCGTTTTCGCAGCAGTCAGGAACAGGTTTTTTTATTTTATAACATGGCAAGTTTCATTACGGTTGACCGTAAAATACTTAAATGGGAGTGGTATCAGGATGTGAAAGTATTTCACTTGTTTCTGTATTTTCTGTTACGTGCTAATTGGGAAGATGGAAGGTGGAAGGGTATTGATGTTAAGCGTGGTCAGTTAATTACAGGAAGGCTACAACTTAGTAAGGACACGGGTTTAAGCGAAAGAGAGATTAGAACTTGTTTAGAAAAGCTAAAAACGACCGGCGAAATAGCCATCAAAACGACCAGCAAATATAGTATCGTAACTATCTGTAAATATGATGTTTATCAAAATAAATACGATAAGACAGACCAGCAAAACGACCAGCAAAACGACCAACGAAAGACCAACGAAAGACCAACAAGCGACCAACAAACGACCACAAATAACACTCTTAATAATAATAAACACAATAAAGTATTTAATACTATGCCATTGGCTTCTGATTTTAATGGTATTCCTGAAATTAAGATAGGAATGTTACAGGAACTTGTAAAAATAACTAAGCAGGTTGATTTAGGTAAAGAAGATATTGTTAGTCTTTGGGATGTATTTAAAATTCAAACTTTAACAGGGAAAAAATACTACGCAGAAGAAGATGAAGTTTATAGCCATTTTATAAATTGGGCAAAGGATAAGAAGTTCACAACAAAGAAAACAGGTAATCAGGATAAAAACAATAAAAACTCTTGGATGTGATAACAGAAGATTGTATAAATAGGGTTAAAGCAAGTACCGATGCTTATGATGTAGTTTCATCTTTTATTCAATTAAAAAAGAAAGGTGCTGACTTTGTGGCTTGTTGCCCATTTCACACAGAAAAAACACCATCATTTAGTGTTTCTAAAAGCAAAAATATCTATAAATGCTTTGGGTGTGGTAAATCAGGTGATGGAGTTACATGGTTAATGGAGCATGAAAAAATGAATTACATTGATGCTATTAAATGGCTTGCAAACAAATATAATATTCAATTGGAAGAAACAGGAACAAGGAAACCAAAAGTAAAGCCAGTACCACGCTTAGAAAAACTAAGTAAGGAAGTTTTAGATTATTTTGAAAATACCCGTAAAATAAGTAATGACACTCTTTTAAGATTTAATGTTACAGAAGCTATGGAGTTTATGCCGAAAGCACAATCCGTAGTAAAGGCTATTTGCTTTAATTATTTCAGAGATAATGAGTTAGTGAATATAAAGTATAGGGCAGCAAAAAAAGACTTTAAAATGGTTAAGGATGCTGAACTTATTTTTTATAACATAGATTCAATAAAAGATGAAGATACTGTTTACATAACAGAAGGTGAAATAGATGCTATGTCGCTGTATGAAGCAGGTATTTACAATGTAATATCTGTTCCAAATGGTGCAGCCGTATCAGGAACGCAAAAGTTAGATTATTTAGATAATTGTTGGGGTTACTTTACTAAAATGAAAAAAGTATATCTTTTAGTAGATAATGATGCGGCAGGGTTAAAATTAAGGGATGAATTAGCCCGTAGGATTGGATATTCAAAATGTTACATAGTAAGTTACTATGCAGGTTGTAAAGATGCGAATGATGTGCTTATTAAGCATGGTAAAGCAGCTTTAGTAAGTATGGTAGAACAAGCTAAGTTATTCCCATTAGAAGGTGAAATAACAATGGATGATATGTATGAAACCGTTGTTGAATTTTATGATAAAGGATACCCATTAGGTTGTGATTCGGGTGTATCTCCTGAATTTGATGAATTACTTACCTTTTACCCCGGACAATTAACGATTATAACAGGGATACCCGGTAGTGGTAAGAGTGAATTTGTAGATTGGTTAATGACAGCACTTTCTAAAAAGCATGGTTGGGATTGGGGTATATGTAGTTTTGAGTGTGAACCACCTTTCCATGTAACGAAACTTGCTGAAAAATTTACTGATAAATCATTTGCTTTTAGGAAAAACCCAAATGACAGGATGAACCCCGAAGAATTTGAATACGCAATAGGTATGGTTGATAAGTACTTCCATTTTATGAATTTAAGCCTTGTTGATATTTCAATAGAAGGGTTAATAGCTAAAGCAGAAGAATTTGTAGTAAGGTATGGTATTAAGGGGTTTTTGTTTGACCCTTGGAACTGTATTGAGCCAAAAACAGAAGGGGAAGATAATACAAGTATAATTCTACAAAGGCTTAATAAACTTATCGCATTTTTAGATAAATACAAAGTGCATGGATTTTTAGTTGCACACCCTACTAAATTAAGAAAGGATGCTACAACGAAGAAGTATGAAATACCAAACCTTTATAGTATTTCAGGTTCAGCACACTTTTTTAATCGCACCCATAATGGCATGAGTATTTACAGAGATTTTGAAACCAATCAAGTTGATGTTTATGTTCAAAAAGTTAAGTGGAGTTGGTTGGGTAAAATTGGATTTTGTAGTTACAATTTCGATACTATGACAAGGAGGTATAAACCAATATAATATGAAAGTAATAGAAACATGGTACAAAGGAATAAAGTACCGAAGCCGCACAGAAGCAAGATGGGCTGTACTATTTGATAAGTTAAACATAAAGCATGAATACGAAGTAGAAGGTTTTGTTTTAGCAGATGGTACTTGCTACTTACCTGACTTTTGGCTACCAACTTTTGAAGGTGGAATGTACGTTGAAGTAAAAGGTAAGTTTACACAGGATGAACGGGAATTGTGTAGGGATTTTTGTTACGAATCAGGACACAAGGTTTTAATGGCAGAAGGTATTCCAAAAGTAAAGGAATATGTATTTTTAGTTAAGGATGAAAAAATAGATGGTGTAGCATACTTTACAGGACTACCAAACGCTAATAAAGCTGAATTTGAAGATAGGATGTTTGCTGAAACAGGATTAGCTGATTTTATGACACAGGAAATTAGGGGTGAAAATATTGACCAATTAGACGTAGATTATCTTAAAGCGATTAGAGATGCAAGGTCAGCAAGATTTGAACACGGAGAAAACGGAGGATTCCCAATAACATAACCAATTAACACACAATTATGCGTAACAAATTCCTAACCATCCAAGTTTGGAAATTCCTTTATCAGATGGCAAGAATAGGTAAAAAAAGAAAAGCTAAACCATTAGTAAGAAAGATGACTGATGGGGAATGGAATGAAATAGCAGGTATTTGTAAAGAACTAAATATTGAATTGAAATGAATGATAAGCCAAAATTATTAATAAGTTTTAGTGGTGGCAGGACAAGTGCATACATGACATGGTATATGCAAAATATGTGGAAGGATAGAGATAAGTATGAAATGATTGTTGTCTTTGCTAATACGGGTAGAGAGCGTGAAGAAACATTACAGTTCGTTAATCAATGTG